CAACCTGCAAATGTTTATGTCTTCAATGGTGCTAAAGGAACATTCATTGTAAAAAATCCTGAATTGGAAAAATTACTAGATGAAAAAGGTAAAAATGAATCTAAATATTGGGATCAAATCCTAGCAGACAATGGTTCAGTAGCAAATTTACCTACTGATGTATTAACTGAGGAAGAAAAAGAAATATTCTTAACTTTCCCAGAAATTAATCAGTTAGCATTAATCCAACAAGCAGCTGTACGTCAAAAATATATTGATCAAACACAATCACTTAACATTGCTTTTGATCCTACTGACTCTCCTAAATGGATAAATCAAGTTCATATGGAAGCTCATAGACTAGGTATTAAAACTTTATACTATTTACGTACAGATTCTGTTATTAAAGGAGATTTGGGTTCAAGAACAGCAGATAATTGCCTCTCCTGTGATGGATAAGCATATCTTGAATACTCCCCCCACCTAAATACAACAAACCTAAGTTAGATATAATTGAAACCGCCTATAAATTGCGCGGTTTCAATTTTTATCTATCTTCCTCTTTTACATATTGTATTCTATACATAATTTTTCAAATTCACTTTGTATTTATAACCATAACAACATAATTGGAATATATATTCGCTATATGAAACCAAATTTCAACAATATTCTCGATCTACACATGGATAAAATACTCCTAACTTTGACCGCATTTTTTAGTTTCATAGCATCATATTTTATGGACCTTACTTTAAATAATTATGAACAATTTTTGGCAGTTATCCTAGTAGTTTTACTAGATGGATATTTCGGAGTTATAGCTGGGATTAAACGTGAAGGGTTTAAGACATACAAAGCGATTAAGATATTAAGAAGTGTTGTAACTTGGGTTGTGATATTAGCAGTATTACTTTCTGTAGAAAAAGGATTCAAAGGATCAGGTTGGTTAAGTGAAACCGTAATGATCCCATTTATAGTATTTCAGATAATAAGTGCACTTAAAAATGCATCAATGGCAGGATATATTAAAAATGATGTTTTAAATAATATTCTAGATAGAATAGATAATCATAAAGGAAAAAGAAGTTAAAAATATAAAAATAAAAGTTCATGAATTCCACAATCCAACTAGTTGAAGAGTACGTTTACAAAAACTACCCAAACCTTAAAGAAAAACCCTTAATTATTAAAGAATTAGATAGTCATTTCCAAGTACTTTCCCATAAAGATGGATCCCCACTTATTTTAAGTAAACAAATTTTAAATTAAAAATATTATGGTACTAAATTTGATAATCATCCCAATTTTATTTGTAGTAATTACTATTACTATTGTCAAAAAACTTTACATTAAAGAAAACCTCAAACATTTCTTCAGAAATAACAATAAAAACTACATCCCAGATGGTATTGAAGACATAGTTGATGAAGTAGAAAATAGAATTGAACGAATTAAAGAGGAAGTAAAAGATGTAAAAGAATCTGCTGCTGATCTTAAAGAACAAGTTATAGATGTAGTTGAAGCTGCTAAAGGGTCTGAGAAGAAAAGAAGAGGAAGACCTAAAAAAAAGAAATAAATTTAAATTAAATATACTTTAAGGGGAGATGGGAGTTTTGAAAAATCCTTGTCTCCCCTATTTTTTTGACTTATATTTACAAACATGAATAATAAATTATTACCCTGGCTATTACTCTTTTGTGCTCTTGGGTTATCAAGTACAGCAGCATATTATAGTGTAATTGGGTTATCTATAGTATTTTCTGGAGTAGCAATACCCGTTATTATAATGGGATCTTTTCTTGAAGTATCAAAACTCGCAATCGCAACATATCTCCATAATCAATGGAAAAAATCCAACTTTGGTCTAAAATTATATTTGACTAGTGCTCTTGTAGTACTTTCAGTAATTACATCTATTGGGATATATGGTTTACTGTCTAAAGGATTTAGAGAAAACATTACAAAATTAGATATATCTTCAAAACAAGTAAAAAACATTGAGATTAAAAAGAATAGATTTTCTCAATCTAAAGAAGAATATGTTTTAGAAAAACAAACTATTGATAAAGATATTTCAAATCTAAGAGACGCTCTAGCTACTGGAACTACTACTCAGTATAAAGATAGAGAAACTGGACAGATTATTACTGTAAATTCTTCTAAAATTAGAAAAGTATACCAAGACCAATTAACAGAAGTTATTGCTAGTAGAGATACTATGGCTATAAAAATAGAAGCTATGAATGATAGCCTAACAGCTCTTGACATTCAGATTCTAGAAATGGAAACACAGAACGAAGAAGCAAACGAATTAGGCGTAATACAAACTGTAAGTGAAACCCTTGGTTGGTCATTGACAGATGTTGCTAACTTGTTTATATTAATGCTAATTGTAGTATTTGATCCACTTGCTATTTCATTAGTATTAGCCACGAATCAGGCGTTTAAAAACGCTAGACCAAAGAGGGATATGTATGGTGAAATTAAAGGGGAACAATTAAAAAATCCAACCATGTATACTCCAACTAAGTCTGTTGTAGAAGAAGAATGGGATGAAGATCATGCTCATGATATGGCTTTAAATGCTATGGTTGAGGGTTTCACTGAGGAAGAATTAGAAGATTTATTTACTAAAGAAGAAAAAGAAACATACGATAACATTCAGTCAAATAAAAAAGTAGAAACTCCCCCTCCACCCCCAACCCAAACAACTCAAAATAAAATTGAGAATCTCCAAAAAGAGATACATAAATTGAACAACTCCTCAATTTCCTCCAAAAAAAGAGGTTTAGCAATTGCTCATTTAGAGAGTCAAATCAAAAAGCTTCAAAGACAAAATGATGCTAATAACGAAAATCAAATAGAGTATTAATATTCCTTGTCTTCTTGGAATATGTTTCGTATATTCCATTAAAATAAAGGTTATGTTATATAATATATCAAATCCTGATTTAGTAATTAGAGAAATAAACAAACTCCAACCATTAAATTATAATAGATTTTTTTGGTGGAGAAGATTTGCTAAGCCCTTCAAGGATTTACCTCAAAATGCACCCTTCTTAGATAAAATTATCAATGGTGATTTTGAATTCTCCCACTTCTATTTCCAAGCTTTATATTGTGAGATGGAAATCAATCAAAAACATAAAGAATATAGAGGAGACATTCAAAAACTCCTAGAAAATGATGGTGTATCATTCCAGAGAAGAAAAAAATTATGGGAAGACTTTGAAAAATCAGAAGCATTAAACCTACAAGAATTAAGAAATAACTTCCTGATCCATTTTGACATTACTAGAGATCAATATGAAGAAGAAATTGGTGAATTTGATGGTACAACTGAGGAGTTTTATTATTATATTAGAAAAAATTATGAATCCACTGGACGCACCTATAAAAAAAGAGGAAGACCTCCAAAAAATAAATTGGAATACTAAATAAAAGTTATTATATTAATCAAAAATAAAAGTTATGAAAGTGTATGAATTTTGTGGTAAAAGTTTTAATTATAAAAAAGTTAATCTTATTAGGTTTTTTAAAAAGTTTTATGTTATATTTTTAGTTTTTGGATTAGGTGTAAGTTACATTACAGTCCAAACATTTAAATCTTTTTTCCTACCAAAAGCAATTGAAAAAGAAACAATAATAATTAAGGAAGATTTTGAAAAAATTCTTATAGCAAATACTGAAAATGAATTCTCAAAAGAGAAATTCACAGCAAAATTAAAATCATTGAATCTTAAATATCCTCATATAGCATATGCTCAAGCAATGTTAGAATCAGGAAACTTTACATCTAAAATATTCAGAGAAAACAACAATATGTTTGGTATGAAGCAAGCTAGAGTAAGAATTAATCTTGCTAAATCAACTCAATATGGTCATGCTTATTTTGACACTTGGGAAGATTGCTTATTAGACTTTGCCTTCCATAGAGCAACGTACCTATCCAAACTACGAACTGAAGATGATTATTACGCTTATTTAGGCAGAAACTACGCTGAAGATAATGGGTACGTAGTTAAACTTAAGAAAATGGTTAAAAAATATAATTTAAAAGATAAATTTAAATAAAATGGTTGAGTTTGTAAAACACTTCCTAGGAATTTGTGGTGAGCATTGGCACCCAAATATTTTCCACTTTATTGCAGGTGGACTAGGAATAGTACCTATGCTTTTGTACATTAAAAATAAAATAAAAAATTATGGTAAAGGTAAGTCATGAGGTGCCATTCTCACTTTTGGAAAAGAGTAGAGAATTTAATGATTATGATTATATACTCCCTCACCTATTAGATCAAAATGAAGAATATAAAAACTTCTTCTATGAATCTAAAGCAATGGGTAGATATATTATCATGGATAACTCCCTACATGAGTTAGGAGAAGCATACGATACAGATAGGCTAATGTATTGGGTAAATGAAATCAAACCTAATGAATTTATCATTCCAGATGTATGGGAAGATAAACCCGCATCAGTTAGAAATGCTACTATTTGGTCTCAAGTTCAACTCCCAAAAGAAACAACTAAAGTTGCTGTAGTTCAGGCTAGTAATGAAACTGATGCTATTGAGTGTTTTGAAAGTTATTTAACTTTAGGTTATGAAAAAATAGCATTTTCTTATGGTGCAGCATGGTATACTGAAGTTTGCCCCCATCCTAATAAGGACCTAAGTAAAGCAATGGGTAGAGTTATATTTGTAAATAACCTATATTCTAGTCATAGAATCCCAGAAAAAACAAGACTTCATCTACTAGGTACTGCTTCTCCAATAGAGTTTGGTATGTATAGTAACATCCCAAACCTAGAAACTATTGACACCTCAAACCCAATTATGGCCTCACTTGAGGGACTTAAATATCATGACTTGGGGTTAGATTATAAACCAACAGCTGACATGAATAACTTCCAGGATATCGATATTAAGGATGTAGATATGGAGTTGATTGAATTTAATACAAAAGCGTTTAAAAGTATAAATAATTTATAAAATGGCAAAATTAAGAAAGCTAGTCACTTACACAGACTACAGATGGGAAGAAGCAGAGTTGACAGAAGAGCAGTTGGCTTTATTTAAAAATGATCATGATGCTTTTATGGAAAATTATTATGATGGGGAGTATGATTTAGATTGGGACTTAGTAAGAGATAAGTGCTTAGAAGATGAAGAAGATCCAGAATTAATTGAAGAATAAGATGGAAAGTATACCAAATGATTTGTATTATTGGAAAGCCATAGTGAATGGTGAAGAATGGATAGTAGATGGGATGACAATTGTAGATAGTCTAGCTAAGATTATAAATGAAGAACCAGATGCTGACATTGAATCAATAGAAAAAACATTAATAACTAAAATAATGATATAAAATGGGAGTTTATTTAAGTTTATATGACTACTTAGGGAAACCTGCAGGAATGGAGTTAGGCAATGAAGTGAAAAGAGTTGCTGATGAAAATAAAATCCCATTCAAAACCAGACAAATTAGCAATCCTAAATTTACAGGTACAGTTTGTTTATATCCTGAATCATTCTTAGAGTTTTACTTTAGAAGACCAAATAATGAGAGTGATTTTGAGAATTATGTACCTGATTTTCCAATTTAAAAATAAATATATGAAAATTTTAAGTAACTTTTTGAAACTGATAGTAACAGTTATAGCTTTTCCATTTATGGCAATTTATGCCCTCATTAAATCATTATTATAAAAATATTTGGATACCTTACATGGAATCATTATATTTACCTAAATTATAAGTTATGAACAATAAGAGAGATAAAAACCCACAAGATGATATGTGGCAACAAACTATCCAAAAACTAATGGATGGTTATAGTCGTCTACGTTTATCCAATGAAGATGAAGAAACAATTGTTAAAATCGCAAATAAATTATGAGAACAAGAAAAAACAACATTAGTACTCTTCAAAGGATTGAGTGTTTGAAAGGGTGGATAGCTTCTAATAAAGCAATCCAAGAGAGGAGAAATAAAGCAAAAATCAAAAAGAGAAAAAATAAATAAAAACAGGATTAGCCTATATCCTTATAATACCTGGCAGTTATAAATTATATATTATGAGTAAAACAAAAAAACACGTAGTATTATCCCTAAGTGGTGGTATGGATTCAAGTACACTACTTCTTAGATGTTTAAAAGAGTATGACACTGTAACCGCTATTTCATTTGACTATGGTCAAAAACATAGAATTGAATTAGAGCGTGCACAATCATTAGTAGATTACTTAAATAGCAATTGTGATGAAAATGATTGTTATAAGGGTTGTAAGATTAATTACCGCCAAATTAAATTGGATGGTTTAGTTGATTTACTAGATTCAGCACTTGTATCTGGTGGAGATGAGGTACCTGAAGGTCATTATGAAGAAGACAACATGAAAGCAACTGTTGTTCCTAACAGAAATAAAATATTTTCATCTATTGTTCAAGCAGTTGCACTATCAGTTGCTAACAAAACAGGAGAAACTTGTGATATTGCTTTAGGAATTCATGCAGGTGATCATGACATCTACCCAGATTGTAGACAAGAATTTAGAGATGCTGATATGGAAGCATTTAGATTAGGAAATTGGGATGCTGATAAAGTTGAATTCTTTACACCCTACCTAGAAGGAAATAAATTTACTATCCTACAAGATGGTGAGGTATTGTGTGATGAAATGGATATTGATTTTGATGAAGTTTATAGCCGAACTATGACTAGTTACAAACCAATTTTCATTGCTCATACAGTTACTGAAGATGAAGTATTTGGTGATTGGTTTGCAGATTATAAATCAGCATCATCAGTAGAGCGAGTAGAAGCATTTTTGGATCTTGGAAGACCAGACCCAATTGGATATGCAGATGAAAATGGTCCTGTAGAATGGGATAAAGTAGTAGAATCAGTAAGTGCAGTATTAACTAATTATTCAGAAACAAATGGGTAAATTTCAATCAAGTAAAGTATTTGACGGATTCAGTACAGTATTCCGTCAACATTCAGCAGAAAACACACACTGTCGATTTGTACATGGATATGGTATTTCATTTAAAGTATATTTTGAAGGTGAATTAGACCATAGAAATTGGGTATGGGATTTTGGAGGTATGAAACGTGCCAAAACCTTAATTGATGGTATGCAACCTAAAGCTTGGATGGACTTCATGTTTGACCACACTTTAATTGTAGCTGAAAATGATCCTGCAATTAATGCTTTCAAGCAGATGGACACAGCAGGTGTAGCTCAAGTTAGAGTAATCCCAGCTACTGGAGCAGAAAAATTTGCTGAATTTATCTTTAATAAACTAAACACCTTTGTGTTTGAAGAAACTGGAGGTAGAGTTAGAGTTACTAAAGTTAAATTTATGGAGCATGGTAAAAATGCTGCATATTATGTAGAAGATTAAAACCATGTTAGTGATTAAAAAACCACTTAAAAAAATTATATGTTAAAAAGAATAGAAGATTATAATAAAGTATTACCGATTTTAGAGTTGTATCGTTGTGTACAATCAGAAGGAAGTAGATTTGGTACGCCTACAATTGCTGTACGAACTACTGGATGTACTCACCGTTGTTACTTTGGTGAAGGTGGCTGGTGCGACAGCTGGTATACTTCAATCCACCCAGAAAAAGGAACTTACTGTTTCAACGACATTATTAAAATATATGACGAAAATCCACACGTTAAGGAAATGATGTTAACTGGTGGTTCTCCAACAATGCATCCTGCATTGGTAAATGAATTAACACACTTCGCAAATGAAAGAGGTATTCTCATTACTATCGAAACTGAAGGATCCCATTACCTTGAAACAGATTTTCCATTGGATCTTATTAGTTTGTCTCCTAAGTTCAGCAATAGTGTTCCCGTGGTGGGGGCTGTTACACCTAATGGGGCTGTTGTAAATGAAAGAATGGTTAAAACTCATAACAGATTGAGATTAAATCATGAAGCTATTGGTAAAACATTAGCATACCATAAAGATTACCATTACAAGCCAGTATGGGATGGAACAGAAGAGAATCTAGCTGAAATTGAAGAATTTAGAGTTCAACATAATATCCCAAAAGACAAAACTTACATTATGCCAGCTGGGGATTCAAGAGAAACTCTAATTGAGATGTATCCATTAGTATTTGAATTATGTGCTGAAAAGGGATATAGAATGACAGGTAGAGATCACATCATTGCTTATGATGATAAAAGAGAAGTTTAATATAATTTAAAAACTCATGGGAAACACCAGAAAAATACTTCAAAAAATAGCTTGGAAAACCAATAAATGGACAACCAAAATTAATTTACTAAGCATCTACTTAGGTGGAGACAGAAATAAATTTGGATTTCAGATACTTAACATTGATAAAGGTATATTTTGGAAAGGCTCACTATTTGAGATTACTTGGTGTTTTCCAACAGTTACCCATGGAGGGGAATTTAACATTGATATCTTATTTATATTTGAAAAGTGGGATAATTGGTGTATCTACCTAGAAGATCAATCTATGTGGGGTTCAAAACTTAATATCTGGGATAAATTTAATCTTTATATTAATAATAAAATAAAATCCATCAGATGAAAAATATAGGAAAAATGACAATTACCGAAGGGTATAAACACCTCAAACCTATTGCTAAGACTTATGGTCTTAAATTAAATAGAGCAAAAGATTTTAAATTTGCTAGATTATTATTAGTCAATTTATATAGTCATGAATTAGTTTAAATAAAATGAAAAAGAAAAAGGAATTAATAAAAGACATAGCACATAATATAGTAGAGGCTGTTAACACAACAACTAATGATTATGATGCCAGAGATTTAGTAGAAAAAGAATTATGGGATCATTACTCAGATCTACCTAACCCAAACTGGTATAAACAAGATGGGAATAAGAGCAGAGCATAAAGACAAAGTTAAAAGTATTACTATATTAGATGATTCAATAATGATTCATATGGATAATGATGTTAAATCAACATTTGTATTTGATCGTAATACTGAGGATACACCTGATAGAGCTTGGGTTGATAATATTATTAATGGTGCTGAATCACTTATTAAAAATTTACGCGATGAAAAAAATCGAAATAGAAAATATATGAGCAAATTATATTCAAAATAAAAGTAAAAATGTATAGATATAATGCAAAGTTAGATAGAGTAGTAGATGGGGATACTGTTGATGCTCTAGTAGATTTAGGATTCGATACTTGGAAAAAAGTAAGAATTAGAATGATGGGTATGAATGCTCCAGAATCTCGTACTAGAGATTTAGAAGAAAAGAAAAAAGGTTTAGCTGCTAAGGATAGACTTATAGAATTACTTGGTGATGGTACTTTTATTCTCCAATCACATGGAGTAGGAAAATATGGAAGATGTTTAGGTACTTTATGGGTAGAAGATATTGATGTGAATAAAACATTAATAAGTGAGGGACACGCTGTAGAATATTATGGGGGGAAAAGATAGAAATGGAATTAATCTCAACTCACCCCATTAAAAAATCCGATCTTGGATTTCACCAAAATCTATTTGGTGGAAAACTCTTAGCTTGGTTAGATGCTTCAGCTGCTGCTTACTCAATGCAGGTATGTGATTCTCCTAGAATGGTTACTGTCAAAATTGATGAATGTGTATTTAAAAAGGCAGCTAAGGAAGGTCAAATGATCAAAATATATGGTAAAGTAGATTCAATTGGTACTACATCAATTACTTTATATATGGAAGCTAGATCACATAACGTATATTCTGGGAGTCAAAGTATTATATTATCAACAAAAATTAAATTTGTAAGAATAGATGAAAATGGAGATTCAATCCCAATTTCAGAAAGAGTTAAACTTAAATATAACTTAAAATAGAAGGTGTAGAATTAAATATTGGAGAAATATGAAATATAAAAAACTAACCAAAGAACAATTAAAAGAGTATGAGAATAAAAAACTCACTACAAAAGATATAATAGAAATGGAACAACGAGGTTTTAAAATACCTTCAATAGTACAATTACATAATTTAGAAAAAGAAGATAAAATAGAGTTTACTGAAGACAGAGTAAAAGATATGCTAAAATTTGCGATTGAAAGAGAGTATTATGAAAAGGCAGCTATATTAAGAAATTTTCTAGAAAATAAACAACTATGAACACATCAAAATTAAAAAGATAAATATAATTTAAAATGAAAAAGAAAAAACAATATTGGTCAGTAACAACAACATTTGGAAACTCATTTAGTTTCAAATATACTTTAATTAAATAACTATGAAAAAAATACTTTACTTCAGTGCAGAATGGTGTGGACCTTGCAAAACATTCAAACCAAAAATGAAAAAACTAGCAGCTGAGAATTTCCCAGTTGAATTCCTAAATGTAGATTCAGATTCTGAATTAACTATGAAACATGGAGTTCGTAATGTTCCTACAACTATCATAACATTTGATGGTCAAGAAAAATTTAGATTTGTTGGAGTTAAACCAACAGAAGAAATAACTACTGCATATAACAGTTTGCCTTAGTAAGGTAGTTTTCGTATATTCTACCAAAATTAAGAGTTATGAGCAAAGGTAGACCACCAAAAGAATCTTCAACAACTGTTGTTGTTTATAGAAAGAGAAAAAATGGAAAGGCATATATGTCTGTATTTAAGGACATTAGTGTTGATGATATTATAAATGGTAGAAAACGCATTCCACTACTCCCAGATAACTTTATAATTGAAGAAATTGGATTAGGTGAATCACTTATTGAAACATATAAGGAAATGTATGGTATTAAAAAATTAAGATAAATGAAATTACTTTTTAATCAAAAACAAATAGACAAATCCGTATCTATAATTGCAGAGCGCATATCTAAAGATATGGAAGGGAATGATACTCCAAGTGTATTTGTAGGTTTACTTAATGGTGGGTTTATGTTTTTTAGTGATCTAACAAAACAAATCACTCACCCAATTGAATGTGATTTCCTTAGAGTTAAATCATACTCAGGTAAAAAACAAGGAGATATTTCAATCCTTAAAGATTTAGAAACTCCAATTAAAGGTAAAGATGTTTACATAGTAGATGACTTTTATGATTCAGGTAAAACAATGGATACTATTGTTGAGTATCTTGAGTTAAAAAAACCAAATTCAATAAAAGTAGTTACTTTACTAACTAGAGACTTCTCTCCTGTTCCAAAAGTACAATCATATTTTGGTTTTTTACTTAAAGATGAGTGGGTTTGTGGTTACGGAATGGATGATAGTAAGGGATATATGAGAAACAACCCAAACATTTATGAAATTTAAGCTTGGATAAGCGGAATAAGATAATTATATTTACAACATGAAAGACGAAAGAAGAAAAACACACAACAACTTAGAAGTTGTTCAAGAAGGATTTGCTAATGGGGTATCACCTAATTTCCCCCTATCTGATAAGCAAAAAGAAAAAATGATTAAAAAAGCAACTGTAGCTTATGGTAAGTTCCTAGATGCATTAGATTGTGATTGGAGAAATGATCCAAACTCAAATGATACACCTCGTCGTGTAGCTAAAGCATATGTAAATGATCTATGGGCAGGTAGATATACTCAAATGTCTCCTATTACTTCATTCCCATCAGATGGATACGATGGTATTGTTATTGAACGTAATATTCCACTTACCTCTATGTGTTCACACCACCACCAAACCATTGGAGGAGTAGTTCATATTGGTTACATTGCTGGAAAAGATGGTCAAGTAATTGGTTTATCAAAACTGAATAGAATTGTTGAATTATTTGGTCGTAGAGGTGCTATCCAAGAACAATTAACCTCAGCTATCCATAATGCTGTAGAGAAAATCACAGATGGTAATATTGGAGTTATTGTTACTATTGTTGGTACTCATAACTGTGTAAGTTGTAGAGGTGTTAAACATCAAGGTGCAGCAATGGTTACAACTAAAGCATCTGGAGCATTTAAAGACAACACAAATTTAGCACGTAAAGAATTTTTTGACAGTCTGAAGATTAATAACGGAGGACATAACATTTAAAATAAAATTATGAAAAATCACATTAAATGGGCACCCGTCCTAATTGCACTAACTGCATTATTATACTCAGTAGGTTTAGGAATACAAGGTTATACTGAAGAAGCACTATATTCTTCTCATTGGCCAGCAACAATGTTATTGTTTTATTTAGTAATCGATAAAATTAAAGAATAATGGATATTACAATGTACATAGTAGGATTTGTTATATTCGCAGTGTATATGTATTTCACTATTTGGAATATCAATAACGGATCCAAGAAACAAGAACAAAACCCCCCTCAAGATTATGATGTAGTAGATTTTGATGGGATGGGGAATTTCAGTAGATTTCCTAATAAAGTTAAAAAATAAAAAATGGATAATAAATTTAAAACCCAATTAACAAAAATGCTAATATCTTCAGCAGAAGCAGATAAATCTAAAGCATTGTTAACACTAGAGTTATTGGCAAATCACCCAGCTGGTATTGGGGATCATTCAACAGATGATTTTTATAAAAATGCAGAAGAAGCTCTCGAAGCACTTGCAGATGCTGATGATAAGTTAGAAGCAATTGAAAAGTATTTAAAATAAGAAATAAGTTATGAGTAAAACAAAAGTACCATTTATAGATGAAGTTGAGGAATTCAACAATGTGATGGGTAAAGGTTGGCAAAATAGAACCACACCTACAATTGATAAAAAAGATGCACAATTTGTGGTTGATTTTATTCAAGAAGAACTTGATGAAATGAAAGAAGCAATTGAGCAGGATGATATTGTTGGTATTCTAGATGCAATTTTAGATATTACATATGTTGGTTTAGGAAATGGAGCCCTAGTATTTGGACTCAAAGATAAAATCCTACCAGGATATGCTGAAGTTCAAGCTTCAAATATGTCTAAAATTTGTTCAACAGAGGAAGATGCAATTGAAACTGTTAAAGTACGTTCTGAACAACAAGGCGAGCCTTGCCACTACGAGAAATCAGATAATGGTTTTGTAGTATATAGAAGTTCAGATATGAAAGTGATGAAAAATATCAACTACTTTAGCCCAGATTTAACACAATTCTTTAAGTAAGATATGTACAAAAAAGTCCACGCAGAGCGAGCAGGTTATAATAAATTCAGAATTCATTTGTGGGATGACGGTGGTTATCAGCAAGTGGAATGGCAAAATCAAGTTTATAAAGAATGTCATGAGCATGATGCTACACACATGGGTCTAAATGGTGAAGCATTAAAAAAAGTACAAAAGTGGGAGAGGGATGATCCCTCTCTTCATTTTCATGATATGGCACCTTATCAAAAATTCCTAATTGAAAAATATGGAACTGATGATGAACCTTCTCAACATCACAGAGAAGCATTTTTTGATATTGAGATTGAAATGGGTGATGCACTTACACCTGAATATATCAGATCAGCCCCTAAAAAAGTAACCTCAATTGCTTTATATGATAAGCAAGTTGATCAGTGGATTATTTGGATCTTAGATTATAAGAAAGAATTAAAGCATTACCATGCTAAAAATAAAGAAATTGTTCCTTGTAAAGATGAACAAGAATTACTTTATAGATTCCTTGAACGATTTAGAGAAATAGACCCAGATATTTTAGTGGGCTACAACAGTGATTACTTTGATATCCCTTATTTGTATTTTAGAATATGTAATGTTCTAGGTAAGGAATTTGCTGATACTTTATCTCCAATTGGTAAAGTTATAGTTAGACTTAATAGAGAAACTGGTGAATATTGGAATCAAGACCAACCAATTGATATAGCAGGTGTTCAATCCCTAGATTATATGCGAATGCATAAAAAATATAGTTGGGAAGATGAACCAAGTTGGAAATTGGATGATTTAGGTAAAAAATATACTGGTTTAAGTAAAATTGAGTATAATGGATCACTTGATAGATTATTTGAAGAAGACATATTCAAGTTTATTCAGTATAACATTCGTGATGTTGAAATCTTAGTTGAGTGGGATAAGAAATCTCAATATATCTCTCTAACACGTAACTTAGCCCATAAAGGAAAAATTAATTACAGCGAAGTATACGCGTCTTCTAAGATTCATGACGGAGCAATATCTGCTTATCTTTTATCGCAGGGTATAGTTCCTCCTGCTCGGGATAGAAATCCTATTATTAAGAAGAATTATGCTGGTGGTTATTTATTCTGTCCTAAAGCGGGAATTTATAACTATATCTTTGATGAAGATTTAACATCACTATATCCTTCAATTATTATGTCTCTTAACATTGGTAAAGAAACATTAGTTGGTAGAATTATAGATCCTGATGATAGAAATAATCGTTTGGGGTTAAATGATCTTAAAAAACGTGATCCTGAAGAAACTATACTAGTTGAAAATGCAAAAAGACGACGTACTGAAATGAGTGTTGAAACTCTAATAAAGAATGTTGAAGCTAATAAATGGTCTATTGCAGCAAATGGTGTATTCTTTAGAACAGATAGAGAATCAGTATTATCCACTTTGTTGAACAAATGGTTTAATGAAAGAGTTTTATATAAAGGTGAAATGAAGAAAGCATATGGGTCAGGTGATACTGAAGGAGGTGAAAAATATCACTTACTACAATACACCATTAAGATCCTCTTAAATTCACTTTATGGAGCAACAGCACTTAAAAGTTTTAGGTATGGTAATGTTATCCTATCAGAAGCCATTACTTTAAGTGGACAAAGAATAATCCAGGAATCAGCTTTATCAGCTAATCGCCACATCAATAAGGTTATGAGAGGTGAGGAAACATTGGATGTCTAAAACAATTTAAGTATATTATAACTTTAAAATAAAATTTATGTTAAGCAAACAATCCCTTAGAAGCAACGTTAAAGTATTAGTTAATGATGAGCCTGCTACTAAAGAACAATTAATAAAATTAAGTGAATCTTGGTCTGAAAATGAGGAAACCTTATTTAGAAAAATGTTGAAACAAGGTGGGAACTTCAAGATGGGGGGTAAACGTTTTAAAGTAATAATCACTGAACAAATGGTAAATAGTAAAGGAAACCCAGATTCAGCAATTAGACCTATGGACCATGATGGTGATAGTGTTGACCCAAATTATATAATTAGAAAATAATGTTTAGGATAATTTTACCATACTTAGTATTTTGGTTTGTAGTAACTTGTGCCCTTTCAAGTATGTGGATGATTCTTTTCTATTTTTTGGGAGTTGATATTCAAATTAAAGGAGGGATGTTACTAGGAA